GGCTTTGGTGTTTTCGCACCTATCGGCTGACTTTGGCCGTTCGGTGGATAAGAGGGCTTGCCCATCGGCACCAATCGCAACTAATGATATTTCATGTATGATAGCTTTTGTCAAATGTGATCTGTTTTTCTCGTCATCGAATCGCCAAATTCCACCAATACTTAACGCACGCCCAAAGCCTTCCTTGTACGCCTCGATGGCGTGCTGTGTTTGCGGTGTCTTTGGATTGCTCATCAATCGGATTTTGACGAACAACCCACGGTCATCCTCACGGGTTCCCTCGTCGCCAAAGATTGCAACGCCAGCAATGGCGGACGTGCTGTAATCGTGGTTAATCAGGATGATGGGGTTAAGCTTGAATCTTGTATCCAGGTCATACACGGGCTCACCATTGAGGCCCATGGGTATATCACCGTAAGAATCGGGTATGCCCTTGGTGTTGGCGTATCCCTCAAGATAGGTGGTCCCGTCTTCCATTACGGTTGTTTTTTGATCAATCATGGGGCAAGATTTGTAATTCATTTTTTTTGGTCTCCTTAAAGTCTGGATGATGGCACAATGGCCCCGATATGATTGGGGTGAAACGTTAGCCCCGCTTTCACTGTGGCAATGGGGATGTTCACCCTTCCGCAATCTGAATAGGATTCAAATTGAGTGCATCCAACAATATCGAACATCTTAACGCCAAGGTCATCATACGCGACTAATGCCCCCGCATCCCAAGCCATTTGGGCTTCGGTCCTTGCGATCATGCGGGCCCTATACCCTTGGTAATCGTTGAACTTGTCCGCGATCTCTGATTGCAATTGAACAACGGCCCATCCCTCATTGATTGCCCGTTGGAATATGCCCCTCAGGTCGGCCAATGTTGTCGCCGTCAGTTGACCCGTTATCTTCACCCCAAGGTCTGCGATCATAACCCGGACAAACGGGTTGGTGGTGGTCGCAATTACCCCCGCACCGGTGATGATATTTATGTCCGCAACGCCACGCTGTACCCCGCTTGTGTGTAGGGGTTTTAATGCGTCGGCTTCGCTCGTCGATTGTGTCACCATGTAGGCCTCAATATCCCTTTGGATGTCGTTTATTTTTTGAGAATCCTCACCCGCCTTCTTGGCGGTGATGATTGCCTTGATATCATCCCCTTGGCCTTTAAAATAGCCCGAATAACTGGCCACGTACTTCTCAACCATAGCCAATCGGCTCGACAATGAGGCCCTAAGATATGCCGATTGGAACTGCTTGATTGGCGGTGCTGACTTTTCAAACAGGTCAACGATGGCGTCGACGTTGCGGGGGTCGGTGATGTTCTTTCCTGCGACTTCTTGGGTCGCCCTTTGTGGCTGATCTGTTGTCGGCTCTTGGGTAGTGGGGGTGGATGGTATATCCCCCGCCATCTCAATCGGGACCACGCTGGACGGGATGTAGTAGGTGTTTCGGGTTGGGTCCTCAAGGTTCGTGGCCTCGCCCAATCGTTGCGACGCTTCGTTAGGGGTGATGATTCCGTTTAGTACCATTTTGATCGTGTCGTCAACGTCACCCGTTGGGTGTGGTTTGATATTGAATTGAATCGTTGGGTCTATCCTGGATATAAACTGACTGTTAATTGCGTCCGCAATCAATAACAAACGTGGGTTGATCGATGAACGATAATACAGGGGGATTTGATTTCCCGATGTCGACTTGTTTGAACCGTCAGGCAATCCAAGCAATAGACGAGGCACGCCAAAAACGGCCAATATCTGGTCATCTGAATACTTGCGGGACTCGATAAAGTTGAAGTCTTTCGCAATGGTTGAAGTCTCAAATAGGTTGGTGCCATCGTCGGCACTGTAAATCATCACCCGCCCATTAGTTCGTTGCCTCAACTGCATTTTTATTTTTTCCGTTTCGGCGGAATCGCTGCGGGTGGTATCTGTAATGATAACCTGTGGCATCTTGGACGCATCCGCCATAAATTGGTTCACATACTCGGCGGACGCCTTGGCCCCATCTACCTCTAATCGTAACTTGGTGATGTTTCCAATTCCGACAAATGGAGATACAACGGCGTTTTGCCTTACATGGATTACTTCTGATGGGTCAAGCTGACGGGATATGCCCTGCATGTTGGCGGTGTAGTAATCGATGCCCTCGCCATTGGGGCTTAACGTTTGCGTGCAATTTGTGAGGGGGACAAACTCATACCCCGCCCCGTCTCGTGCCTGTAATGCCGTTTTTGGGTCTTTTTTTCTCACCCACACATAACCGTTTCCCGTCATCAATAAGTGGTGGGTGACGATCCGCAATGCATCATATATCCCCACCCCATTCCATAGTCCTGTAAATGGGGTGATGATGTCCTTATTCACTCGGGCACTGTCTAGCGGGTCGGTACTGCCTAGGCGGCTAAAATAATAAGGCTGTGAGACGACATCTCTTACAATCGCATCCACACACGCCGAAACGACGCCAATGTAGTCGGATGCCCCCGCACGATAACCAATAGGCGACCACAGGCTGGAATCACTCCATACGCTTTGGCCGTTTGATTTCTTGGATACTTCGGGGGCCGTTTTGGCGTGTACCCATTGTAGGATTTTTTTCAATATATTGCCCGTTTTCGGTACTCTCGAATATGTTCTAATATCATCACTACGGCATCCCTCATATCGTCATGATCAGGATTTAATTGTACTAACTGTTGTTTTACGTCATCCATGACCTTTTTGTCAATTCTCGTTGACAGAAAGAACACCTTTCCGTTTTCAAAGAATGACTGCACCCCCATCAATCTTGCGTTTTTCGATTTGGTGGCGATGACCTCTTTGACGGGGACGGATGTCTTGTCCCTCAATTCGCTGAATAGCCCATACCCTTTGTTTGTCTCTATCAATGCCGTGTGTGTCTTGAACTCCTCGTGTAGATGTACCACGCTATCCACGTTTTTTGATTGGGTCATTTTTTGTTGTTCAAGGTGCACAATGTACACGGTCCTATCTTGCGTCACATAGGCCACGGCTTTTCCCGTGTAGTCGTTATTTTTCTTTTCTTTGTCGGCTGGGTCGACGGCCATGATGGTGGCCATAAAATCAACGTCTGGCAATTCTGTCACCTCTTGTATCCAGTGGCTGTATATGATGGCTGACTCCTCATCCCATGGGTCGTTCAACATCTCCCGACTGAATATCAGGGATCCCATCTCCTCACGGTCATGCGTTAGACTTTCGATTGTATGGGCCTGTGGCCATAGCACCGTCCCTGAGTCAAAGTCGCACGCCACATACTTTTTACTTGACCATCGCTCAGACTTGGCTAATTGGTGCATTATGTCGTTTTGGTGTATTGCCGTGCCTCTGATATGCATTGGGGCGACTTTGCCAACTGCTCGAGCTTTAAATAGTGTGGACCACACCCACGATTCCTTTTTTTTTCGGCTCTCGTTGCTCGAGATGTCCTCATCGTCATATAGGTCGTCTATAAGCACGTAATCGGGACGGATGTTAAGATAGTTGAGTCCACGTGTAGATTGCCCCACGCCTATGGCGGTAAATATCACCCCGTTCTTTAGCACAAATTGGTTTTGGTTCCAGCGTTCACGTGTGACTTGGTCGCCATAGTCCTTGCTCAATTCCTCGTTAGTCTCTAGCTCATGCCGAATTGAGAGATTAACGGCAATTGCCTTTTGTTGCGTTGCCTGAACATTTAGGTAATGGCGGTACATCTTCGGATGGTGCAACGCCAAAAAAATGAGATTTAAAAAGCATGATATGGTTGTTTTGGCATGCCCACGTGGGGCGAGGAATGACGTGAGGGGGTGGCATGCGTACCTCACAAGGTCATGGTGTAGCGGATAACAAAAATCCACCTCGAACTTGTGCGGGAAGTAGTGCCGGCCCCACTCCAGCACGTGGCATTGTCGCTTGTAAAATTCGTGTGCCTCTAATAGCCCCAACAGGTCATCCAGCTCGTCTATTATTTCACGGGGGACATCGTCGGGCCCATATTCGTCGGCCTGCCTAAGTAGTGCTCTTGCCCTTCGTTCCTTTTTGTCGGCCTCTTTTGGGGGCATTACTGACGGTGCGTCGATACCCTCCGGCAAGCAGTTGGTATCGGTGCCGTTTCTCGTCGATTTCATCTT